GTGCGGCGGATACGAAAGTTGAGGCCAAACTAAAGAATATGGAAATAAAGCCGTCTTGGTCCGAGAAGCGAAGAGCCGTAACGGAGGAGCTAAAAGCTCTTGGCAAAGAAATCAAAGATTTTAAAATGCCAAAAATTATCACAAATGGTTTAAAAGGATGGCAGAAAGAAAAGGCGATCTACGATCAACTCGTAGAGTTTAAAAGAACGTTACTCTCCCCACATGCCGTTGTGCATTACCGTGAAGCTGAACAAGAAAATTCAATGCCAATAAAGCCAAGCAAACATGCTGAAAATTATTCTGTCCTCGATGCACATAAACAACATGAAAAGGTGATCCAGAAAATTGGAAATTATATGGTCACTTGTGCACATGGGCCAACCCACTATGAAGCGGGTGAAATGGTTGAAATTGGAAAAATTGTTGATGATCGTCTGGTTGATACTGACACAATTGTTTGCATTGACAATTTGCAAAAACACGGAATGGATATGGCAATTTGGTCCATCCCAAAGAAATTTCAAGGAATGAAATCGCTAAAACCAAGCGTTATGCAGGCTGACATGATGGTCGCAATTACAGGAACTGCTATTGGAAAATTTGATTATTTGACCTCAACAGGTGAGGCAAGAACCACTGGAGTTCATGGATCTTGGACTGTTAATGGTTGGTCGGCTGCTGCTTTGACTGATGCAAACCGCACCAAAGCATTTGGAATTCATTTGGGAACACATGGAGCAAAACACATGGGTAACGATTGGTTACCATTCTCTCAGAAAATGGTCGAGGCTCTTTCTCGGCCAGAGTGGTCTTTAAACTAATCTCGCGGGTGGAGGCACGTCCAGTTCATTGGGGTGGCTGGATAGAACAAATAGTGCCGAGTCCACCAACATCTTTCTACATCCCACCAGAAGAACTAAAATCGCATATTGAGCACGTTGGGTTCTTACCCGATTTCGTCCAACATTCTATTGGCGGTCGGGCTTCTTGTGATGGAACAATGCTAGATCAGGATTATCTCTCCTATGATCCTGATAGATCGGGGATACCGTGTGAGCTAACTCATGGATATGTAAAATCAACATGGGAATCCATCCGAAATCAATTCCTGTTATTTAACCATGATTATTTAGCAGATGACTTTCCTGAAGAGGAATTTAATTGGGCCGAGCGACAAGTAACGGAAATGTTACGGGAATTCGGAGTTAAAAGCGTTGAAACACCAGTAGACCACATCGAATGGAATTTAGATGCAAGTATTGGTACAGCGCGTAAATTATCTTTTAAAGATGCAAATTTCAGAACAAAACGGGAGTATTTTAGAAGTCAATATTGGGATAGCGTTGGCTATATAAGTGAAGTAACATTAAACCCCCAAGATGACACATTAATTCCACTCGTTACCCTTTCAGGGAAAGAGGAATACTTACCATGGGATAAAATCCAAGAAATGAATCAGAGATGTTTTGAGATTTTTCCAGTTCATGAATCAGCTTTACAACTCCATTGCTGTCAGGCCTTCAATAAAGACCTTTATTCAGTTGGGGATCGCAACCCTATTGCTGTGGGAATATCCTTCCAAAATGGAGGCTTTTCACAACTCATGTCACAATTCAATGAATTAACAACTTTCATGGGTGATGTCCGCAAATGGGACAAATATTTCCACGCGAAATTGCGCCAAAGATGCAAGCATATCCGTCTTGCACTATACAAAGGTTCAGATTATGCTCAGTACAAAGTTAAGATGGATCGATTGTACAAAAATTCCACGGATGCTTACATAGTGACCCCTTGGGGGCAGGTTTTGCACATGAAAAGTGCAAAGGGAGGCTACATGTTGTCGGGTGATGGCAACACTACATCTGATAATTCACTAGGCCACTTGCAAGTGTTTTTCGCATTCTTCTACAAACATCGAAAATGGATAAAGAAGAAAACAGGGATCGTGATCCGAACCTGGAAAGACATATTAAATAGAGCAGTGGCACTAATCAAGTTGTATGCTGACGATCATCTGGCCGGTGTTCACCCTACCCTTGCGGATTTGATCGCATTTGAGAGTCGGGAGGGTTTTTACCGTCAGTGTGGCTATCTACTCAAGAAAGAAGACGATCTCGTCAACTTATTGGGACCGAAAAACATGAAATTCTTAGGAGCAAAAGCAGTTGACTACTTTGGAAAGTGGGCACCACAATTTGGAATAGAAAGAATATGGAGTGCAATTGCACAAACTGGAAAACGAAAAATGCCTAAACTAGCTAAGTTTTCAAAAATCGTGTCATTATTGGTTTTGAGCACCTTCAATGGAAAAATTCATTTTAATCGCATTAGAAGGTATGCTATATTCTTACGAAGAAAATACGACAAAGAAGATCCTAATTGGATACATGGCGTTATTTCACAAAATGACATTATTCTAGATATGGCAGATCCAGATTTTAAAACTTCATTCATTCCGGACTTCTCATGGGCTGTAAATTTTTGGCTTGGACTTGAATCAACAAAATTCGTTCAAGCGGCCAATTACTTCCTAAATTTGGAGTCTAGCTTTGGGCCTGCTGGACAAATGCCTGAAACGGGAGAGACTGAGGTCCGGGAAACCGTGGTACCACAATCATTAAAAATGGAAAGCACAATTGCAGCTGCTGCAACAAAAGCCGCCATCGCCGTAGGCGAAAAAGTAGTCGACCATTTGGTAAAACCAAAGGGTAAGAAAAAGACTAAAACTTCTAAGAAAAAGAAATCGCTACCACAACAAAAAGTAGCAAAAACAAAGACCCCTAAAATGAAGGGGCAACAACAAGTCGCCGTGCCAGTACGCTATGGCACAAAAAGTCGAACCTCTTTCTCAAAGAAAAAGATGACGAAACATCG